GGACTTGTAGTTTGGCGAACAAACTCAATATACTTATTGCTATCAATAACTTTATTTTCAGTCATCAAAATTTAAATCCCTCAAATGATTTCTTAGGTTTCTTTTCTTCATAATCATACTCTTCATCCTTTCCATTGTCAAGGATATCTTGTTGAGCAGATTGTTCGCAGTCATAAAGACGCATTTTAGCCCTATCAATACCAATCACGAAACGCTTATGAATGGTAGGGTCATTATATCGGTTCTTGAGTTGCTTGACAAGAATTTGACCAAGACCTTCAAGTTCTTCTGTAGAAATCAGCGCAAACATAAGGTCAGCAGTTGCGGGAAGTCCAAATGATTCTGAAGTATCGGTTAATTCCACATCTGAAGAACCATAACCAGAACGAGTTGTCTGAGTAGCACTCACAATTGGAACATTAAATTCCACAGCAAGACCACGAAGTTCTTCTGCGATTGACTTCACAAAGGTATAAGAGTTGATATTGCTACCACCACGATACCTTGAAGATGCACAGATGTTTAGATAATCAATAAAGATAATATCTGGACGGAATGATTTCTTCAGTGCAAGTTCATTTAGAAGTGCTTTAAAGTGTCCTGAGTGGGCGGACGCAGTAGGATACTCTTTAATAATCAATTGTCCCTGAGTTTTCTTAGCAAGATTTGTAACCTTACTTTCAAACATCTGTTTTGGAAGTTCTCCAATATCTTGGATGGGAACGTTCAAAAGGTTTGCGTCAATTCTTTCAGCAATTCGTTCCTCCGCCATTTCAAGAGTGATGTAGAGAACGTTCCTGCCTTGCAATAAGACGGAAGAAGCAACATGGCACATAAAGAGACTTTTGCCGACACCCGTACCAGCAAGAGCGATATTGAGAGTCTTATTAGGTAAACCACCTTTTGTGATTTTGTTAAAGTATTCAAGATCAAATTCAATCTTCTCTTCCTTTCTATGGTAGGATTCATAACGTTCTTCGTAATCTAACAGATAATCGTGTCCGATGTGAGTATCAAAAGATACTCCAAGAGCATCTGACAGAATACTAGGAATACTATCACGATTTTTCTTCTCATCTTTACCATCTGCAATATGGATTGACTCCATGAGAGCAAGATAGATTGCACGATCTCTACACCATTTTTCGGTAGTATCAACTAACCAATTAAATTCAGTAGGAACATCTTCAAGATAACTAATAATTTGAGTAATTTCTTTAAAAGATGTGTCATTAATATCTTGACGATTCTCTACTTCAATGCAAAGAACTTCTTTTGTCGCTGGTTCATTATACTCCTGAACAAACTTTAGTATTTCTTCAAATACTATCTTTTGATTTTGATCTTCAAAGTATTCTGATTTTATAAATGGTATTACTTTTCTTAAATATTTTTCATTATGCAAAAGGTTTCTAAGGACTAGAAACTCAACTTTCTCCATAACTAAATTCCTTTCGTGCAATTTGATCAAGTTGTTCCATTACTTCTTCAGTGAAGTATAGTTCTGGTTCTTTAAGGATTTGTTTTGCGTAGATTTTTTTACCATCAATCTCATAACGTCCTGCTACATTCTTCCAAAGTCCACCAATCTCACCGAGTTCAAGAAGACCATAGTAACGATCAAGTCCACGCTCGTCATAATAAAGACGAACTTCAACTTGTTTATTTTCCTTACTCAAACGCGATTTAGCAGTCTTAGCTTTGATAATATTGCCGACCACTTCCGTTCCATCCTTTTCTTTCTTTTTGCTGAGATAAATGATTGTACTTGCTGCGTATTTGAGTCCAGAGCCTCCTCCCATTTCTTTCGTTGGTACATAAGCTCCGATGACATCATATGTATGATTTGTGACCAGGAGTGGAACATTTGCTTGACCTAGTTTCAGTGTGAGCATTCGAAAGGCACCTTTGACCAATTGAGATTTGGTCATATCACGAACTTGTTTGTCGTTAAGTGCGTCGGTAATTTCTTTCTCTGTGGAAAGCATACCTAAAGAGTCTAGCACAAACATACAAGGTTTGCGTTCTTCTACAGGTTTTTTTAAGTATAGATCTACTGCTTTGAGTGCCTTGCTACGGAACTCTTCAATAGTAACAACGTTAACAACAACCAAACGAGAAGTATCAATTCCACGAGATTCTACAAGGGACTTGGTAATAGCAGCCTCAGTATCAAAATAGAGGCAGTAACCATCAGGGTTGGAATCAAGAAAATTCTTAACCACAGCGAGAGAGAAGAAAGTCTTTCCAGTAGAAGACTCTCCAGCAATAGCAGTAATCTTATTCCCAGATACACCACCAAATATGCTACCTGAAACCAGTGCATTAAAAATGTACGAACCTGTATCAACATAAGTCTCGGTCTCATCAATATCAGATGCTAATTTGGTGTAATCATCACCAATCTCTTTTACAATATCTTTAAGAAAATCCATCACGCTACCATCCCGTATTGTTCACGAAGTATTTTTTTATAAGGTAAACCCTGTTCTCTGAGTTCTTTTACCAGTTTTAGTTTTTGATACAGTGCAGTATCACCACCAAGAGTCATTGCATTAATAATTTTATTCAGTTCTTCGTCGTTAATAGGTAGATCCATCAAGAAAAAAATGATTCAAGGTTTACGGTTTTTTCAACATTCCACCCAATCGCATCAAGGATAATCTTGAGTGGTTCTAGAAATGCTTTCTCAAATTGTAAGTCATAATCTATGTATTTGTCAAGATTAAGTTCCTTAGGAAACTCTTGAATGAAAGAAATAATATTCTCGTGAATACTATTTGGTTTCTTCAAATAGATAAACTTAATCTTCTCACCATTCTGAATAAGAGAATATTTATTTGTTAGTTTATTCTGTTTGATATAATGATTAAAGAGAAGTGCTCCGCGAATATGGATTGGTGTTCCTTTAATGTAAATATCAGAAGATGATTGATACTTAACTACATCTGATGCTGAACGAGGAAATGAGATTTGCTCTGGAGGAAGAGATTTGAATTCCTTTCTTGCGTTTTCAATAAATTCAATAACCTCGTCTTCAGTTCCACTCATCATTAGTTTGAGAGCATCTTTAATCATTTTTCGACAAGGAGCGGGTGTTGAAGATTTAACTGCTTCAATACCCATCATCTTCAGTTTAGGTTCCTCATATCGGACACCTTCACTATCCCATACATTAAGAATATAACGCTTCTTAGCCGTCCAGATGCCACGGTCAGCAATATTCTCTCGCTTCATCTGCATCTTCTGGTCATAAGCATTCACATACGTAGCCAATTCTTGGTAAGAACTTTCAATATATTTTTCAAGTTCCAGCGAAGAGACCTTATCAAGGAACGCGACAATGCTTTCAGTAGTTTTCTCTCTTCCTTTGTATACAGTTTCAACCAAAGGACCCATATTAAGATAAATGGAATCAGTATCTGAAGCAATAACATAATCAACATCCTGAGTTTTAAGAACCTTATTCATATAAGAATTCATTTTACCTTCAATCCATCGGATAGACACCTGACCGCTGAGAGTAATTGCCTCCGCATTCTCAAGTTTGTAATACCTAAAGTATTGATTACCAATGGCACCATAAGCAGAGTTCAAAGAAATCTTCTTTGCCATCTGAATATTATTACAGCGAGCAATCTCTTTTACAAGTTCTTTGTTCTTTGTCTTTTCATATTGTTTCTTTGCCTCGATCATCTTCTTCTTAAAGATGACACGATCTTGATACATTTTCTCCATCAGTTCAGGAAGAAATCCACGAATGTCCTTACGGAACATAGCTCCGTTGGCACAAACAGCATAATCTTTATACAGTTCAAAACTTATTTGTTGATTAAGGATTTTGTCAACACTAACGGTTGGATGTCTATCATCGATCAAAGTTTCTGGAGAAATATTGTACTGCATAATCAAGTGTGGATACAGTGAGTTCAAGTCAAAGTTTACAACCCAATCATACTTACCTGGAATCGGTTCTTTTACATAAGCACCAGCATACTTTTCATTCTTATGAGACTTACTTCTAGGTGGAATAACAATATCACGCTTCTTAAGATAATTGTAGATAATATTATCCCACATACGAACTTGGTAGAAGACATCAGCATAATTAACTTTAGCATCATATGCCATCGTCAAAGCAAGTTCAATCAGTTTCATCTTGTCTTCCATTCGGTCAACAAGTTCCACGTCCTTAATGTTATACTCTACAAACTTCTGCCAACCTTGAGTATAGAAATCCTTAAAGGTATCAAACTCAGAGTGGTCTAGTTTCTTTTGACCCAGTTCTACTTCAGCAATATAATCCAGACGATATGATTCCTGTGCCTTATAAGTGAACTTCTTATAAAGATCAAGATAATCGAGTTGAGTCAGTCCACCAATATCAAATGTAGTGTGCTTGCGACCTTGAATATAAGTCTCACCTTCCGTTACAAGTCCCCAGTTAGAGAAACGCTTCATGAGTTTCTCACCAAGAACGCGATTCAGACGCTTGCAGATATATGGAATATCATACAACTGAATGTTCCAACCAGTCACAACATCAGGAACATTAACCATCCAATAATTAATAAAATGATTGAGAAGTTCGTATTCACTTGGACAGTGATGATAAGTTACATTACTTTGCTTGTTATTAAATGGTTTAATACCCCAAGTAATAATTTCTTTAGTTGTATAATCCTGAATTGTAATCGCAAGGATTTCTTCAGAGCAAGACTCCACATCAGGGAATCCTGCTTCCGAAGCAACCTCAATATCAAGAGTTACAAGTTTGATTTTACTGATATCAAACTTGATTTCATCTTCTGGATATTTCTCAGAGATATACTGATAGATATACCTGTCGTTACCGTAGATTTCAAATCCAGTAATTTCATCATATTTTTTATAGAACTCACGACAATCCCGCACGGTTCCAGGATTGATCGGTTCTACTGCTTCACCACTTAATGTTCTATACTTAGAATCTTTTTTAGTTTTTACAAAGAGAGTTGGGAAAAACTCATCTCTTGTTTCAAATCTCTTACCATTTTCTACTCCACGAACCAAAAACTGATTTCCAATCAACTGAACATTAGTATAGAAACTTTGTGTCATTCTTTAATCAAGTCCTCATATTTTTCAAGTAGAGTTGGAGTTGGATCTGCAAGCGTCAAAATCTTATCCGAACTCATCATAAATGTATTTTGTTTGGTATAACCGCAAAGAAATGGTTCAAATGTTTTATCTTTGGTGATAACAAATGGATCAATTAGTTTACAATCTGGTTCTCCAATATCAGCACCAACTTCTTCAATCTGACTGATCAGAATCTGATTGCTCGTCAGTGCTAGAATCTTGATTACTTTCGACATTTTTCAATACTCCTTTTTCATACATTTCTTTAAGTTGTGGCATTGGTTCTACGATTGTAACCACCCAATCTGGAGAAACTGGAATTTTTTCATCATTTGTAAGTGGCATCCATGGAGTCAACTGCAACTGACAAGGAGTTTTTGATTGATTTCCAGAATCATCATAGTTCTTCGCAAGAACTTTTACAATACATGGATTACCAAAGAAATATCCAACAACTCTTTCATCGATAACCATTTCTTGGATATCTGCAATTACATCTTCACCAGATTTAAGCAAGGATAGTTTTACGGTCATTTTACTCTTATACCTCAAGATATTCTATCAACAAAAAGGGGAGGCGTCAACTGGATTTTGCCAGTTACCTCCCCGTCTGCGCCGACGATATTCGATACTATTTAGAGATAGTCCTTACGTGCGTGATGTTCTGGAACTATTTTCCCAAGTACGATCCGTAGAAGTCCGTCTTCGAATAAAACTTCCCTGACTTCTGTGTCGTCGGATAAAGTCCACGCTCGTTTAAAACTTCTGCTAGCCACTCCCTTGTGGATAAACGTCCGTTCCGACTCTGTATCTTCTTTTTGTCCTTCGACAAAAAGTTTTCCATACTCCGTGAAAACATAAACCTCTCCTTTCTTAAATCCCGCTAATGCAATTTCCAAGTGAGATTCGACATTATTTATTTGGACTAGGTTATAAGGTGGATAGTTTGTTGTAGTTTCGTGAAGATTAAACAGACGATCAAAGTATTCGTCCATTCCAATGCTGTTCTTGGTGATCTTGTCCATCAGAGCAGGAAGATCTGCAGCACTATATCTAGCGATGTTCATTATGGTAGCTCCTTAAAAAAGCGAGTTTGTGTTGTGTGGACCCTTACGGCATCCATTACTAATTATACAAGAAAGAATAAAAAAGCGGGTGTTGAAACCCGCTCCTTATCATTCGGTTTTACACTTCATCTTCAAAACACATCTCAAATGGTTCATTCTCATCATCAAGTTGGTTCATGCACCAAATTTCCACGTTCAAGTCAGAAAGTTTTTTGCGATAACCATCAATGATGGTAGGATTTAAAATGTTCTCAATGGGAGAAAGAACATTGTCCCTACGCACTTGCCATGAGGTGTTAAGTTGCTTCTTAAATTTCTGTCTAGAAGCAACGATCTTTTGAGGATCTTTATTTGTATTGTTCCAAAGCAATACTTTTGTAATTTTTGGGGGCAAAACTCCATCAATAGTTACTTGAGGTTCTGCTGCTTCATTCTTACACACTGTTGTGAGAATTCGTTCAGCGTAAGTAAAACAGAAACTAGGATTGTCCTGAAGAGGAACAACTATGAACTTGTAGTTGTCGTTCTCAGTGTTGTGTGGTTGCCAATCATCAGATTCAGCAATGAACTTGTCAAGATCCTCCTCATTGGTGTTTTGTGACAGTCTTCCAGATACACTCTCAGGATCTCTCAAAGAATCCAGTGTTCTAGTTACAATCCTCTCTACAACAGCAGTGTTGTGGTTATATCTGTCGTAGCAACCCATGTATTTGAGAAGTTTTCTCACAAAATCTCTTGTCAAGAGATCTTCTTCTTGGTTAGGACGCTCCTCCTTGATGATAGATGCACAAGCAATCTCAAACATGTAATCTTTTGTGTCATCTTTAGTAGGACCATACACATTTCCCCACATTGCTGCAATAGTGAGAATAGAATGATCACTGAAAGAATTAAACACTCCACCAAAGGATGGAAAAACTCTTTTATATTCTGCAGAAGGAACTTCCTTGATTGCAGGGATGTTAGAACATACTTTAAGAGTATGACGACGATCAAACGCAGTCTTATTCTTAGTATCAGATTTGTTAGGAAGGAAAGGAATAGGCCAAGAGGTGCGATCCCAACCACCAGCAATTGATGCAGACAATCCCACAATCTTTTGGGATACTGTGTCTTTAATACCACGAACTCGATTATCACCAACAACGAATTCGTTTATGTTGTTCATTTCCATCTTGACAAGATCAAGAAACGGAAAATCTAGAAAAATATCATCTTCTTTATCTAAAGACAATTGATCGATGGAGAATGTTCCCCACTTCAATCTTTTAGCCATCTTGGAATCTCCAAAATTATAGGGTTATAAGATCTGACTTAGCAAATCTCAGTTTTATTTATACAAGTAATATTATACCACAGTTACCTGTTGGATCAAGTCAGGTGAATAACTAAACTTGATGTCACCATCCCATCCACGTTGAGTATGGACCGCAGCAAGTTGAAAACCTAATTGGGGCCATGGTTTCGTAGGTGTAGGAACATTGTATATTTCTTTTAATGCGAATCCTGCTTCACGCATATCACGAATCCTGCGTTTAGTAGTGTAGTGATTTATAGTTGTAAGATATACGATATTATCAGCAATCTTCATTCCATGAGCAAGAAACTGTTGCATCTTACTCCATGGTGGATTAGTAATGATCCAATTCACCTTTTGATTATATGTTAGAAAGTCTTTATCCTCTGCAAGTTCGCACCAATCTTTATCATCGGTATTAAAGTTATCATAAAAAGCGCCTGTACCCCGACAAGGATCAAGAATCTTTCCACTAGGATTGAAATGCTCGATAATCTCTTTCGCCAGGTATTCTGGCGTCATCACAATATCCTTCTCAGGAGTATTCTTTGGTGGACAAAATGCTCTCATTTATTGAATTGGCGGGGACCAGACACCACTGTATAATCAATGGCAGTTTTCTTATATTGTATACCAGCATCAATCAGTTTGTCAATGTGAAGAGAACACTGAACACGACGCTGCTTCTTACTATCAACCTTAGGATTGATCTTAAACAATGCTTTCTTACATTGAACTTCTTCTTGCAATTTATTGCGGACAGATTTGGTGCTCTGCTGTGCTTCTTTACCTGCAGGAATACTTCTCACATAGTTGACAAATGCTTCCACATCATCATACTTCATCTCACCCCACAGAGTATTATAGTCTTCAGGAGTAATGAAGAACTCATACTCAGTATGAAATTTCTTTTGCTTGCCAACTTGCTTATACACACCCACAATCAGATGATAATCATTGTGCTTCATCTTACGAAGCAAGTCAGAGCAGCAAATAGTATTATTTTTCGTGGTCTTGATGCTGCCATTATAATCAACAACAAGACCACTTGCTAGGTCAAACTCAGAAGTATATCCATTCTCTTTCTTTGCATCATACTCATCTTTGCTCATGCCAGTTCGCTCACGAATGACACGATCTTCATATTGGTTGCCGTGTGCTTGAACCTCTGCCATTGTCTTGTCTTGTAGAAACCTACTTTAATACAAAAAAAGACCCCTGTCAAGGGGTCTCTGGGTGTTCCGACTTTTGTAGAGTGCCGCACGAATGGCACAGGATTATTTATTCTGCTTCTGCGGTTTTAGCCTTCTTACCAATATTGTACTTCTGTTCCAGAATCCAGTCACCTTTGTCCTTATATGCAAGAACTTTAATTTGATTAAGAGGAGCAATATCAGTTACAGCATCTTCCTTAACGACCGTAATTAGTCCCCAATCAGCAAGAAGACGAACAATACGATTACGTCTCTGAACATCATTCACTGTTAGATTAGCGTGTTTACCATCAAGGGCAAACAGTTCTTTAAAGTGAACAATAAAGTATCTACCTTGCTTATGTAGAATATGGCAGGATTGATAGAGTTTTTTCTCCTTTCTTGATGCAACTCCAATGCGAGTCAAAGTTTCACGAACTTTCAGAAAGTCATCAGGTTCATTAAGAATTACCTCTACCATTTGGTCTTGCGACCATTGAACAGTAGGTTCTACCGTAGTAGTCATTTTTTTCCTCCAATATCAAG